CTTTATCTTATTACGTATTAACAATCGATTTCATTCCAGATATAGCTGCTATTATTGGGATTGGCTTATTAGATGATGTTTTAGCAATCGCTGTAGCGCATAAATACGTTATGAGACACGCAGATGCAGACAGCCAATATAGACAAAAATAAAACTACTATTCTTCAAATCTATATCGGATATCTACCGCCCCATTTTGGCTTATGTCTATTCGTGCAATTAATTTCTTAAAAACCGGATATAGATTTTCAGAATCCTCTAGCAACTTAAATGCATCTTTTACCTTCTGCTGCTCGACTATCAACGCTTTAACGTCATCCAATTTTAAAATTTCTAACTCTTTTTCTTTTATATTTTTCGCAAAGTTAGCATCTCGTTTGGTAAAAGTTTCTTTATCGATAGATCCACCATCTAAATACAAATCTAATAAACGCTCTCTTTTTATCTCTAATTCTTTCTTTTCTTTTCTTAATTTCTTCTGCTTTTCTTGATGTTTATCTTTATCATTCAATTTAAATACTTTTTCCAAATCTCTCTCTTTTTCCTTTAATTTTCGCAACACAAGAGAACGTAATCTTTCATACCTTAGTCCGGAGTGTTTGACGCAACCACGCCCACCAGTCAACTTATACGTGCCGCACGTTAAATAACCATAATTAAGCTCTTCACCTTCTTTGTTTTTGTATTTGTAAGTGTGTAGAACAAAAGGTGAACCACAATGAATACAACGTGCTATTCCTCTTAATTCATTCGTTACTGCTACACGCCGCTTTATTTTTTTATTTATTTTGGGGTTATTTATTTTATCCCATAACGGACGTTCAATTATAGCCGGATGATGATTTTCAAATACTACCCACTTTTCTCTAGGCTCTTGAATCCGCTTTTTTCTTCCGTCTACTTTTACCTCTGTAGACCTCCCCATTACATAATCACCTTTATACATAGGATTCGTAATTATTAGCTTCACAGCCGAATAAGTCCACAATTTCCCAGATCTCTTATACTTACCAACATCATTTAGTGCATTAGAAATTCTCAAATAGCCTAATCCATTGTCATATAATTCATACATTTCCCGAACAATTTCAGCTTCTTCCTGATTAATCACATATTTCTTATCTACAATTTTATAACCATACGGAACTGTCCCACCAGTGTACTCTCCCCTTCTTACCTTAGCCGCTAGCGCTGCTGATATAGAAACGGATAATGTCTTAGGTAATTGGGATGCAAACATTGCATACATCTCAAACTTCAAATCATTTTTCCCTTCATAATAACTGTCATAACCTTCTTCAATCGTCACCAATCGGACACCATGCCCTAACAGTATCTCCTTGATTTCTAATGCGTCCCTCAAATCTCTTCCCAGTCGATGAATAGATTTAAAAACAACAGTATCTAATTCTTTTTTACGAGCTTTCCCCAAGATCAACTGCATCGCACGTCTTTCTAGCCACGCTGTTCCAGAAACAGCTTCATCTTTATAAATTGAATTTTCATCCCACTCGAATCCATTTTTTTCAATCCAGTATCTACAGATTTCAATCTGATTTTGAATCGACGAAACTTGTTCATCTTTATCAGTGGATACACGTACATATACAGCATATTTCAACTAATATCACCCTCTCACATCCATCATGATTATGACACCATTATATAACTCCTGGAGTCATATGGCAATCTATTACCAAAACAAAAAGACGACTTTCTACAGTCGTCAAAATAAAAATATATAAATCTCAAAAAATTAGGAGGGGGTAAACAATACACAACAACATCTAATAAAAACAAAAAAGAAAAAGAACCCCCTCTATAAAAAATATACCTTATATATATAATATAAATATAAAACTTATAAATATATATATTATATATAGAGTATATTATTAGTAATAATATATAAGTATTATTACTGTTAGGGTTCTAAGCTTTTTAGCTGTAGGTTTACTTGATTAAGTGCCAGTAATTATTAACTAAACCATTCAGTTCATCCGCTAGCAAATCTAACTGTTCCATTATCTCCTGACCAAGCTCTTCTAAATAATTATCACGGTAATCTTCTGTCATTCTTTCAAGTGTTAGATACAACCAATAAGCAAGTTGAGGTCCGCTTACCTCATACTTACGTAAAATTGCATTCAATTCTTTTGTCGATTCATTCATGATAAACCACCTCAATTTTAAGAATTAAACACCTGGAACCACATAAACTTTTGCATATATATCATGTTTAGCTGCAAGTTGTTCCAGCTTTTTTTGTCTGTATTCTGTCATGGTAAAGAAATGAATGAGCGGTATTTTTCCGTTGTATTTATTTTTGTAGTATAACGAAAATTCCCTATACCTGCTCATCTTTTCAGCGTTCACATTCATCATTTGCGTACGATCTATTTCTACAGCATGTAGTGTACCTTCTTCATCCCTGAACTTCACATCAGGAATAATTGTCTTCTTTTTATCATCTACTTTATAACGTATAGGTGTTTCTATCTGCCAGTCGTCGGGACAAAACAGATAGAGCCATGCTTCATTTCTCATTAAGCTGTGAGCTAGTCGACTATTTGGTACAATCTTCTCTGTATCGTCGAACAGTTCACGGCCTTTTTTATTTAAATAATACACGTACTCTTTTTGATACACTGTATTATTTACATAAGGGCTCAGGTCTTTTAAAATACGATTTGCGTTACGAATCCCTCCCATATCGTGCACCGCCATTAGATGCCTACGTGTTGCGAATTTCAGCTTTCTAATCGAGGTCAGAATCGTCATCTGACGGTTTATTTTGATATGTGTCTGGATGTTCATCTTTCTTCACCTCGTATTGTTTTAGATGTTTCCACATCAATTTATCGCTGATAAAGGGTACCTGCAGTTCAATTAGTCGATCTGTTTTATAAATAGCCCTACCAGGTAAGGACGGCAATGTTTCTAGCCCCGATTCATCAAGGACAACCTCAGATGCCTTATATGTCGGTAGCCGAAATCCTAACTTCGCATCGGACATCTGTTTTACTACTGATGGGATTGACGTAACGGTCGGATATTGTGTAGCCAGAATCAAACGAAATCCTAAGCCGCCCGATACAGTCGCTATATAACTAAGCATGTACTGACACTCTTCTCGAATTTTATTAATGGGACGTGGTAATCCTTTGGCCGGAGCAAGTACGGCACCCTCATCAACAATAACGAAATACCGATCTTTTTCTTTTGTTTCAACAATATTTTTGTAACCATTTTCCTTCATGAATTTTCCACGCTCTTCGATTTTTTTCATTATTTGTTTTAGTACATGATGTGCTTTTTCTACAGAATCAGCCACTTCTTCCACCTGTTTTAAGCCGCTGAACTCGCTAAATTCCAATCCCTTTTCCTTTAAATCAATTAAATATACGTGAGCATTTTCAGGATTCGCCTCAATCAAAGTAGTAAGTAGTACTTTCATAAATACTGTTTTCCCCATTCGTGTAAGACCACCTAGTACCATATGAGGAGTTTTATCAAAGTCATGATAAATTAACTTCTCGAGGCTTTGCCCCATCGGTACTTGCCATTCACCTTTTTTTACTAGCCCCTCATTCCAACACCACTTTTGTGGGATACGTTTACTGAATACCCGAATCATTATCTTGTAGTTATCGTATTTGATACGTACAGGCTTATTTAATCCTTCACTTACAACATCCTCAACCTTTTGTATTAATTTAGACGGCATCCCTAACGGAAGTTTATATACATAAGTCGTACTACGATCATCTTCATTTCTTTCGAGAAAAACCGGATAATGTAATTTTTCATCCTTCCTAATTGCAATTCCACTTACTTCAAAGAATACTTGTATCTTCTTTCTATCATCCTCTTTACCTTTTAAACTATCATTTAGCAAAGCGTACCCGAGCGAAACTGCAGGTATTAATAACAATTCAAGCATAGGGGTTCACTCCTTATATATCCTTAAAGGATATAGTTGCTCTCTACTGGAAGATTTACATACAAGTTGTTTTTCTTATATAACAAAGTATCCCATGATTCCAGGTTCCATTCCTTCAAAGAAACACCATTAGCACATAACGTAGAAGATACAAAAACGAGCCGGTAAGAGTTGTATACATCGTCATACGTGGAAGCCAATGTGGAACACTCATCCCCATTTTCTCAGCTGCCTTCATCACCACTACAGACAATCCTGTCGCTGTCCAAATTACTACAGCTTCCCCAGCAAGTGTCATATCGAATCCCTCTTTCTTTTTAGTTGTAATCCTTTTGACGTGAGAATCGGTTGATACTGATTAACCATTTCATCCCATTCAAGAATTTCTTCATCTTCCCCGTATATATCTTCCATAATATCGTTAGATAAACTGTAGTAACCGCGGTACTCTTTGTTGTTAGATACCTCGTGTCTTTCCATATGTTTTAGAATAGAGTTTACTTCACCTTTGCCCCTGGACTCTTTATACATGCTTCTCAGCTCTTTAGAGGGATACAGATACGGCGTGTCATTCAAGTAATCATATTGCCACCTCATCGTTCATCCCTCCACTGTTTACAGTCCTCTAAGTATGCATCAATCCTTTTTTGAATCCCTATTTCGTTATATGGACCGTAAGGCTCTTCTCCCCCTAATAAGTCAACAATATCAATGTAGTTAGGATGTTGTAGCATATCGTGTTTTGCAATGTGATCGTACACACACCGTACTTCATTTTTGTCGTCCGCTTCTGTGTACATGTTGTAAAGCGTTTGGGATGGATACAGCTGCATACTGTTTAAATACTTATACCTAGGTCTCATCGTTCCTCACCTTTCCCCTCTTGATGTCCTTAGTTCCACTTGGTATTCCTCGTGGTCTTGATATAGGTATATGACCTGGAGAATTATTTTTGCACGTCCACACCAATTTTTTTCTTTCTAGCTTGTACTTTTTATAAAGGAATTTATTTCTGTATATAGAAAGTAAATTCTTGAGGTGAGCGTATATGAAGTTTAAATGTAGACTCAAGGTAATCTTTGCAGAGCTTGATATTAAACAGAGTGATTTTGCAAAACGTATCGGAGTTGACGACTCTACCCTTAGTGCAATTGTTCGTAATCGTACTAAACCTAGATTCGATACAGCCTATTTAATCTGTAAGGAACTCGGTAAGCCAATCGAAGATATCTGGACCATCGAGGAGTAATTCCTCCCCCTCCAGCCTTAATAAGTTTTTATCTTTATTTTTCTTTTTACACTTGACTTTTGTGTTCGGCATACAATCATGGGATGAGGGTACAGGACAACGGCTAGGGCAGAGAATGACTACCTTACAACGCTTCAAAAATAAAAAGCGTCGTAAAGTAGACGTTCTGTCAATCATGGTCTATCGGGTTAAGGAATCCGTATAGTAACACCCTGTTTAAACGCTGTAATTTCTTACACAGCCGACTTTTTACAGATAAAGCTTGTCCTATCTGCAGAAAGAATCAGGAAAGGAAATGCACTACTGGCGTATCCTTCATTACTCGCAACCTATAATCCTTTCATTATCAGCTGCTACCCGTGCCGTAGCACGCCAAGCAACCGCCGTACCGTTAATGGCCGTACTCGCCTAGACTCCTAACAACGCAAACAAGGAAACGTTATTCGTTAGAACGCTTAACTTTCTGACGTTGGCTTAGCTAACCTGTTCAAGTTTAACGAGTGTTAGGTCATTCCTCGTGTGGATCCTCCTCTTAGTTACCTAAAAAAGACAATCAGAAACTAGACCTCGTGTATATCTGTTTTTTCGAATAAGGATATTCACGAAGCTGGAGGTTGTCCGATATTTAGTTAAAGAAAGAGCTTATAGCACGTGAGCTATAAGCATATTAATAACGAATAAAACCGAAGCCACAGTATAAAAACCATAAAACCAAATACAATCAGATTTTGTTTCTAAACCGAAGTAATCGCTTATTTTTTGCATCTATACTGTTCCACCCTTCACATTTATACAAAAGTATGACTCTAGGAGTAAAACTTTGTTAGTAACAATATATAACTCTAGGAGTCATACGTCAATAGTCTTTCGAAAAAAGTTTTACTTTGATATGTAAATTGTGTAAAATGAAAAGTAATAAATGATCGGAATGAACGGAGGTATTACCATGAGTTCTATGGTATTCACTTTAGGAGAAACGATGGAGGAAATTGGGATTACCAAAAACAAGTTAGCAGTGGAATCAAAAGTTCGTCCAGCCACTATTAGTAATCTAGTTAATGGTGAGGTTGGTCTTGTACGTTTTGACACATTAAAGTCAATCCTGGATGCTTTAAACCAATTAGCTGAAGAAAACGGTGTCGATAAAACCTATCGTATTGAGGACGTTGTACAGTACATAAAATAAATGTACTGTTTTTATTTGTAGATACATTTCCGAATACTCTGATATACTTATTTAAAAGTAATAAAGGAGGAGAAATATGGAGACAAAAACAACGGCAGACGGTAATACGTTTATCATTGAAGTGGATCAAAAAAATAGTTCCAGAAAAGAAAAATTCGCCCGTAAAACTTCATTGGTTTTCGGTATTTTTGGTATCATTTTTTCTGTTATTTTAGGTATCACAATAGTCGGGCTATTTTTTGCTGTTCCACTGTTTCTTTTTTCATTAGGCTTTATATATGCAGCCTTTGAAAAACAAGAGGTTCAGTGTCCTAACTGTAATCATACGCGGAGAATTTCTAAAGGAACCGGCTCTTTTGATTGTGGGAGTTGTAAGAAACGTACTTTAATAGAATGGAGAAATAAATAAAAAAGAACCGGATTTATTTGCCGGTTCTTTTTTATGCAACAGTATTAAAACATTTTTTCTATCCAATCTACAATACTTTTCCAAAAAGAAAATAGTAAAATAAATCCTACTACTAATGAAACTAAAAATGAAACAAGAATAGGATGTCTTTCAACGAATGTCTTATTTACATTTGGAGCCGAAGCGTTATATTGATGACCAATATTAGAGTTTTTAATTTTATTCTTACTTCCAATTTTTATACTCATTTTCCCCACCCAAACCAATGACCTATTCCAGACCTACTTAGTTTATTCTTATCACCCAATTTTATAGACTCGTCAAAAATTATCTGCTCAATGTTAAGAATAACCTGTTCCTTTTTAGAATTATCTTCGTCTACTTGAGATTTTATATCCATCTCATCCAAATTATCGTATTGTTTCTCTAATTCCATAATAATATCGACTAATTTTGATTTGACTTTAGATACTATTCCACTAATTAGATTTGAAGCACATCTTATTGTCATTCCAATTATTTGTAAATCATCATTTGACATACCATGGCATATAGTAGTAGGTACAACTATGCCGTATTTTTCTTTGCTTTCGCTATTCAAGATTTCTTCAAGCGTCTTAATGCTGTCTTTCACATTAACAGTAATCAGTTGTTCTATCATTTCTTTTTCCAATACAGCTTCTATTGGTACCTGAGCATTTGAATATTTTGCATGGCCGTTAACTAAATATGTACCTACAGGAGAGCCTTTTAATACTCTATACGCAGGCAACTCTTCACCTGATTCATAACCGTGCAGCTCCCCTTGAATCCAGCTCATAATTAAATCATTATCCAGATCAGACAATATAACCTTCAATCTTAATAAAATATTTTCGATACTCACTTGTCCACTTACTACATCTTTTAGCAGTTGACTTCTTGCCATATTATCACTCCTTTTCTAACAAATTACTTTTCAGTCTACTAGATTTAAATTTCACATGCAATATATTAGATTTGGAAAACTCAACTTTCATAGCATTTGGATTGCAATAAACCTACGCTTCAAAGAGAACGTCCGTTCGTGTATAATAAACATAAATTATATGAATTGGAGGATCATCATGGAAAATCATAACTGGGGAACACCAAAATTACGCGGGAGAGGTATGGTGAAGTGGCAGCCTTTTGCCTCATTACCAGAACAGTTCGAAGGAATTAGAGAAATACTGAATGACTTGAATAAAGTACCGAAGCCAATTGTTAATGAGGATACAAAGGAACGGATAGAACAAGAATTAATACAATCGCTTCATGAAGAAAAAGAGATTTTGATTTCATATTTCCGAGATGGATCTATTCATGATGAATACATAACTGTTGTCAATATTGATGCGCCAAATAAAACCATTTATTATACGGATGCATTTGGATTGCAAACAAGATTATATTTTGATGAATTCGTTGACATAAAATAAAACCGGCTCTTTTGAGTCGGTTTTATTTTATCCTTTATACAGGTTGCTGAGCTGTATTATTTAAAGCCTTCATTTCATCTTCCAATCGGTCAATATCTTCTACCAACCACATCAAAGATACTAATCTAGGCGCCATCTTTTGCTTTTTAATTTCAGTATTCAATTTACACTTTATTTTCTTTAAATTAGGCAATTCCGTTTGTAAGTAGCTATAATGACTTACACCTACAAACTCTTTTCTATTTCTTACAAAACCTCTAATCTTTTGAATATTATCTGTTGACAAAGTAATCATAGTAGCACAAAATTCTTCCGGATCACAATGAGCGAAAAATGGTATATTTATATACAACTGGTTTTCATTCATCTTTCTGGAAAAACTATTAAAATCCGTTCGCATTAATTCAAATAACAATTGTATATCTTCTTTTTCTTTTTTTACTTTCAAGCCATCATTGATTTTTTTTATCATTTCTTTAAAATTGTTAAGAGCAAGATTTTCCCTATCACCAATTTCTACCAATGAAAACATGGTATATGTATACTCGGTGTACGGCCCTCTTTCTCCAGCCTTTTTCAACCCGTCCATAAGTTCATCTTTTAAATTCAGTTCGTCTATAGAGATTATTCCTTTTCTCCTAAAGAATTCATACGTTTGATATGCTCTGAAATACCAAGCGAAATGTATTTCTCCATTCTTTAATTTATTGTATGTATTTCGTTTCAATTCATCAAATTCATCATCAGTCACATGCCAATATTCCCCGTTAATAAACTCTATGTGCGGATCCTTAATTTCTATTTCTTTTAGTTCTAATTCAAAATTATCCATCTCTCTTTTAAATAATTCTTTGTTAAATATTCCTTTTCTTATTAGTACTACAGCAAATTTAAAAAATGCCCTTTGATAGAGTATTGCTTGTTCATCGTAATACTTCTTTTTAAATTTCTCTGGATACTTTTTCTCTTCCTCAGTGAATATGTCTGATAAACCTGTTGTATCAACAAAATCTTTGTGTGAATTAATTCTCTCTAGTACTTCATTATTTTGTACATTAGTTTTAATTTCAAATGACGCTGCTAATACAAATTTTAATATTGATTTAAGTATTCCATCTATTTTATAACCACATTCATTAAAATATTGATAAATTAAATCAAAATCTTCAAGCGCATGTATTAAAACTCTAATATTCTTACTATCACTTTCTTTGTATGTATTTTCAATTGTTACCAAATTATCTTCAAGAAACTTTTGAAGATTCTGTTTTTCGTTTGATGTTTGATTTACTATGTCTTCTATAAGAATTTTTTCGTCTAATTGAAGCGTTAATGTTTTACCTATAAGCTTTTCTTTTATCCTTTTATATTCATTATTTTTTTGAAATAAGTCTTTTAAATTACTTGTTATTAACTCATTTATAGGTATCTCTTTTTGGTCTGAATTAGATCCATTTTCCTGTTCGAACTCTCCTTTCTTATCCGTATAAAAACATGTTGTTAACATCTTAAGTTCAGCATTTTTATCATTTAATTTTGCTTCTATTTCATTTTCATTAGCGATCAAAATAACCTTTATGCCATCGTGTTCCACAAAATTATTTATATACCCTAATACCTTATTAATGTCTATACTCGCTCTTTCTAAATCATCAAAACACAAAACCGTGTTTGTAAAATTAATAAACTGCCCAAAATCTATTTCAGGAGGTTCTATTGTTGTTTTTATAAATGGAATTTCAATGCTTTTCACACTTCCTAACATAGCTTTAGTTATTTCTGTTAATCTCCCACCCCATTTACTCTCAGTGAATTCCTGAACGCTCTCTCCCCATTGACCTAGGAAAATCTTATTATTAATATCCTCTATACTGTTAACCCCATATAGTGACACATAAATAATTTTCTTATCTATTTTTGTTATCTCTTCTTTTAATACATTTTCCCAGAAATAAGTTTTCCCACTTCCCCATTCTCCATTTAATAAGATGGCATAACTTGTATTCTCCCTTTTTATGTAATCCAATACACTATCAACCGTATACTTCTCAGATTCACTTAGTGATGTTTGAACGGATTCACTTATCGATGTTGACATTGAACACTCCTCCTAATTCATAGATTTATGTATTTTGTATTCTATAAACATTATATCAATATTTTTAGAGGTATTTTTATAAATTTTACTGTGACACACTTTGCGCTTTAAAAGAAGATTTAATATAAAGGATTTAAATTCAATAAATTAGTGAGTCAACTACAAAAAAAAAAAAGAGGTCTACCCATATGATGAGTAGACCTCTTTTATCATTTCACATACACATAGGCTTCATTTGCTGTTACATAGTATGTTTTTCCTTTGCTATTGTGTACTTTATATTGCGGTGAACCATTTACATTTATTTTCGCATCAATTGTAAATCCTAATCCTGCATCTACAGAGCCAGCAACATCTTTATCCTGCCAAGATGGAGTATCATAGAAACGTAGATTGTTAACTTTTGAAACAACACGCTTTCCAACAATAGAAGAATCTACTGTGCTTTTCTTATTAAATTTTACATAAGATGGATCATTCTTAATCCACTGCTCTCCACCAAGATTTAACCAACCATCCTTTTCAGCCCACACAATATAAGATTCTGGTTTGTTTAACTGACGAATCTTAGAATAGCTTGTACCTGGTCCTTTACGTAAGTTAACATTGTAACCTTCAATATAGGCGATACCGTCTGTTACTGCTGTGGGTACTTCTGCTGGTTTAGATGGCTTTTCAGGGACAGAAACATCCACACTAGAATTATTGTATGCTCGTTGTACGTCTGCTCTAAATTGAGCCTCTGAAACGCCATGAGACTTTAAGTAATCAATTGGATCTTCATGATCCGTACCGCCAAGGTAATGAGTTACATCGCTATGTGTCCACAATCCTTTTTCTACAGATAACCCACGGTCACGTAAGATTTTAGCTAGTAACTTAACATATTTGTCATAGCTGCGTTTGAATTTTGTATAGTCCGCTGTTTCGCATAACTCTACATGTACAAATCGTTTATTAGCAGCAGGACCGCCACCATAAGCAATGTATTTTGTATCAGCAATTTGTATTGTTTCGTCCCAATCGACTGCATAGTGAACAAATGCATTTCTCCATGTACGAGACTCATATTTTTGAATATTAATAGCTGGAGCTTCTGGAGTTGCTGTAGAATGTGCTACAACGCCCTCGTAAGCTCCTACACCATAACGGTATGGTTGTTTCGGTAAATCAGAAATAATAAGCGTTCTATCAGCAAAAGCACTTGTAGCAAAAGAACCAGCAAGTACTAGAATCATAAGGAACGAAGTAATATGTTTCATTGTCTTTTTCATTTAGCATCAACTTCCTTTTTCATAATTTTTGTGTGGTCAAATAATCCACTTGCTGACAGTCCGATAATGATTCCTTGAAATACATTTGTTTTGATATCCCCGCCCAAAAATAAAACGCCTAGCACAATGCCAAGCGTTAAATTTAGTAACGGAACATATTTTGTTTGTAATCCAATTGTTTTTCCAATCTGTGAAAGGCCAACTACAATTCCAATCATTACAGTAATTTCAAACATTACATACCACCTCCTTTCATTAAGAAAGTGAGAATACCACCAACAATTCCACCAACTATAAGTCGCAGAATCCAGGTAGTATTGGCGCTGATTTTATCTAACTGCTTGTTGATATTATCAATATCTTTCTCGTTACCTGTTGTCCGTATTTCTAACCCTTTAATCTCTAAACGAATGTCCTTTATCTCTTGCTTGATTTCTTGAACATCGTTTCTTACCTCTTGTAACCCTTCCATTTTGACCACCCCTTTTAGGCAATAAAAAAAGACCAGCCTATGGCTGCTCTGGTTTCTCATCTATTAATTTTTGTACTAATTCTTTTAATGTGGACACATCGCTAGTTAATGTTGCAACCTGCGTTTTTAGTTGTTTATTCTCTCCTGTAACAGTAGTTAACTCTTCATTAAATTTATGATACTGCTGTTGAAAGGCTGCAATAAGAATAGAAACAGTATTATATAAATTAATGGCCCGTTTCTCTTTATCTGTAAATATAGCATCCGTATCGTCTGCAATCATGCCAAAATATGTTTCAATTTCTTTTGTTGTATATGGTTCTGTTTGTTCTTCCGGCTTGTTCACACGCATTTGATACAGATCATACATATCGTCCTTGAAGTTATACTGTTTGATAGCTAAACTCATGATTTTATCAAGAGCTGAAAAAGGAATATCTTTTATATTTTCTTTCATATTTCTAGCTGATGTAGGATTAAATGCTTTCGCCCACATTTGGCCATTAGCATTTATATTTTCTTGCGCTCGTAGTGTTCTTAATTCTATATCTTTCCATCCTTGACCCATCATATCTTTAATCTGTAAGCCATTGTTATAACCTTGTACAAAACTTGACCTTATCATTGCATTACCCATGATTAAATCATGATCGGTGGCGCCGTTTACGAAATGTATTTTATAGTCACTGCCTTTTCTTTTGAAAGTAAACTGCCCCGCGTTATTTGTAAAAATATGCGGCTCAGTTGTAGTTACAGAGAAGTAACCATATCCTGGAGCCCATCCTTCAGATTCAAAAATAATATTATTCAAGTTTTGAAAACGAAATTGTCCATCTGAATATACGCTCAGATGTCCACCATCATTATGCATTTGAATATAGTTTGACCAAATATTAGTTCCTTCTGCATTTTCTCCTTTAGAAATCCCAAATTTTGCATATGCTTTAGAAGGTTGATCGACTCCATTAATTCGCGGCATGACTTGATAAATATAAAACGATCCTGTACCCCTGTATTTAATATTGTCAGAACCAAGGACGAGTGAAGGTTGAATACTTCCATCATTTGTTTCCATAAATCCTATATAGCCACGTGGCTTATCTGCATCGAAAATCTTCATGTCTTGCTTATTTATTTCAACAAATCTGTTTCCACTCGTTTTAAGTGTTACTCCTTCTAAAACTTTCCCTTTGATATGCTCAGCTGTTACATATCCTATAAGATTAATTCTGGACCCCTGAATTAGAATTTCCTCAGCTGATTGATTAATCTGGGATATAACATCGCCTTTTTTAACCCTAGAATTAATATTTTGATTTGTTAAACTAAAAGCCGCTTCCATTTCCAAAACATAAGCAAATTTTTTGTCGGCATCCGTCTTTGAGTACACTTCAGTCGCTTTAGCACGAAAACCTATTTCCTCGGTATTCTGCCGGATTTCTGTCTGCATATTTGTAGTTACTGTATCAAAGTCACTTTTAGCAACCTTGTCCGCTACTAAATCCACTAATTCTTTATAGTTGGTAATGTCTTTTGGGTTTGGCATGTATACAGATGGTTCTTTTCCTTGCTGTAGCTGCGGTTGAGATACCCACATTGTGCCATTACGGCGTACCCATATATCTCCTTGCAAACGAGTTACAGGAGCTTCAGGAGCTTTAATGGTTACACTAACTAGTATCCAGGAGCCATTAACTAATAACTCTTTTATTTCAGTTTGCTCATAACCTAATGCGGTTGAACCATTAAAGAATTGAAGCTTAACGCACGCTCCTTGGTCTAATAAGTTTTTATCTACTACATAAACCCATGCAGACAATACGTAGTCACCGCTATTTTGTGAGGCTCCAATACTTTGAGCAATCCCAGTCCAGCTATTTGCTGTAACCCCCGCATTTGCAATTCTGATCGAGTTATAACCGTCATGACGTCTGTCTGTTACTGGTGTTACTGTAGCACCTGATACAACTCCTGCTACTGTCCATTTATCGGTACTAGCAACCTCATTTGTTATATTGCCATTAGCATCAACTGTTTTTTTCTTAAACTCTGTATTGAAAAATTGATTTATACTACCAAGTGCCCCTACATAAGCTTTCATTTGCTTTTCCGAAATCTTTGAACTTAATGAGTCTTTTGTTTGCGTAATTTCATTCTTGTTTTCTTGAATGAGCTTTCCTTGATTTGTTTGTGTTTCTGTTAGCGTTTTAATATTAAGAGAATTCGAATTTGTGGTCTGCTTCACTTCATTTAGAGTTGTTTGCATTGTACCTTGATCTTGTTGTACTTTCGAGATTGTTTTTGAGTTCGTATTTACTGTTTGTTGAATTTCATTAGTTGTTTGGGCAAAATCTGCTTTAGAGGTAACTTCATCGTTAGAAAGTTGCCATGTAGTTCGTATGTTACCTTCTTCAAATTTAGCGTGATATGAGTTTAAATTCCCATCAATATTGCGCCCAGAGTAATAGAATTTAACTTGAGTTACATCTTTATCTTTTGTTCTAAATGTAACTGATAGTGGTTCGTCTTTATAATCCACATTAATCTTTAATTGCGAGTCAGCACGTACAGATTGCCATTCTTGCTCTCCATCTGCATACGTTATCGCTGTTTCTACGCCAAACCAAGCATTTGTATTGATTTTTGTTATTTTACCAGTAAACAAAAATGAGATAGTAAAAATTTTATTTCTATAGTTGAGCTTATCCGATAAAGTCATTTGTTTACTGTCTGACCAGGTTCCAGTCATGTTCTGTTTATTTAACCCTGTTTCTGAACCGCTAGCTAAATTGATTGAACCTACAGAAATATTATTTACAGTAGTTTTTAATTCTGTAATGGTGTTAGTGTTAGATTCGGCTGTCTGTTTAGCAGTATTAGCAGTTTGACTTACTAGTTTAAGATTATCGTTTAGAGTTGTTATCTCCGTTTTCTCTGCTTTATTTTTAATTTCTTCAGCTGTGCGTTCAGCAGTCGTTTTTGTTTCATTTAATACTTTTATATCACCTTTACGGTTTGTTTCGTACACTTGCTTTCCAATAAGGTTTTCGTTTACCCAATCTTTTGTATAAACACCCTCTTTGTTGGCCTTTCCTTCAAGTTGCTGATTTAACCAAGTCTTATCAGGTATATCTTCAATTGTCTCTTTTAAAGTATCAATTTCTGTTTGTGCATTCTTTATATCTTTTTGTAATGGTCCTGTATCCGGAACAACCGATTCCCAAGCTGTACCTGTCCATATTTTTAAAATACCAGGCTTTCCATTACTAATATCACGCCATAGCGTTTTGTTTGGCTTAAGATCAGTAGTTGGTGGTTCTTTACTTTCTATAATGTTAACCATATTATTTTCAATATTTTTTTTTAGTTGCTCTGATATATCTTTAGCCTCTTGTGATTCCTTTACAGCTTTTCCCGATTCTTTCTTTGCTTCTTCGGCCAACTTTTCTAGTTGTTCTAACAGTTCCTTGTTAGCCTTCCCCTCTAACCAAGCACGCATTTTGTTATATAATTTTCGTAATTCCTCGTTCGAATCTATAATCTCTCGATAGTCTCCAAATACATATTTATCTTGCGAAGGATCCGTATATGATTCATCACCAGCGATTGCCCTTGCTTCAAGGTATAACTTAGGTGTGAAGCCTGTATCTTTGATTCGGATTGTATCGCCTTCATTGATTAGTTCATGTGCTAGTCCGAAAATGCGACCGATTGATTGTGCCTCTACTTCATACGAAACTGAAGTATTGACACGCTTCTTTAATTCCGTCTTCATCAAAGTCATTAATCGTTTTGGTGTCATATTTTGGTCTTCTGTTTCTGGAGTGTAAAAACCAAATTTATGTTTACCATGTGCATTCCAACGTTGAAAGGCATCACTATCTGTAATATAAACAAGTCCGTTATTGATGCTCTCAACCGTGATAATTTCATCACCTTCACCTCGTACAAATCCGACTAAGGCGGTACAAATATCCCTGGAATGCTCAATGCGTCTAACGCCTACTAAGTCTTTTCCCAGGGTTACTTCCTTCCCTGTTTCTCTCCCTCGTTTATTTATCATATCGACGTACCATCCAGTAATTTGAGAACCAGATACTTCAACTCGATATTGGATTTCCAATTCAAACAAAGCTGCAATTTTCTTTAAAAAAGTAAGGGGATCGATGAATTCATCAATCGTCATCGTGTGGAACGAAGAATAATCCGTTATTCCACGTTGCCATTTTGAATCGGCAAGAGCGATATCAATAAACGTATTAACTGTTTCGCTCTCTATACGTTGAGGTTTAATAATCCCATCTTTGGCGATTTGAACCCAGGCACCAGAAGCATGTACAGTGAGCGATCTATCATCAGAGTCTTTTTCTACTTCATTATTGATAACATATGGAACAATGCGACCATCACGCACTTCCTTTAAAACTAAGTTCTGCTGTTGTAATGTAACTGCATGTGGAGTGCCGTCAAAAGTTTTGAACTCTAGCATATCAATGTTATTCTTGATTTCCCAATGACGTTTATCTTCCCAGTAGTCCTTTGGTTGAATAGCGGATAGAATTTGATCTGTTTTGAAATCAACAACATGAAGTAATCCGCTTGGTGTTCTCATCGAAATCGCTCCCTATATTTAACTTTTGCTGTTCCAATATCAGATGGCACAATTTCGAGTATATTAGCGCCTTTATTAATAACAGGAAAATTACTGAAAAATTCTTTTATGTTTATCGCGTTTTTCCCTTCAATACTGACATGACTACTTTCTGTATCAATCACGACTTTATCACCGACATCAACTATATAAGGCGGTGTGTTATTCGTATTTAAATTCACTTTCCAAAACTTTAAATCACTAACTGACATCGCTTCTACTGGCGGTACATCTTGCCACTGCATGATACTAATCTGTATTTGAGCTGCTTTTTCCATATGTTTATTGTCTTTATCAGTCCATCTAGCAAAGCGCTCTGAATCATCCTTTTCCGTCCCAGGCAGAAATTTTGAAATATATGCTTCCCATACATTTCCTGTTCTAGCTATCCACAATCGACCAAAATACTGATTCCATGTATTCGGGTAATCGCCACTCTCATAGATCAAACCTGTTTTCCCCGGCTTATTATCATATCCAATTACCATCGTTCCAAAATTTTGCTCAGCTTGCCAATAAAGATCGTTCATAGCAATTTTCGAAAGAACTTTGCTGTTTTCATCGAGTATCGCTATCTCAACCCGTCCCATTTCGTTAATCTTTTTACTCTTACATGTAACATAGGCTTGCATAATAAAATCTTGTACTGGACCACCAGGGATACTTTTTTTAACAGCTGCACCGTGCCATCCTTTTCCCGTTCCAGTCCCAAAATCAGAACAATAAAATTGATATTTATCTGATTTCATTTCACCAACCGGTTCCCCATCTTCCATTGAGCTGACTTTACTCCATCCGACGGTAGTGGCCATTTCATCCCATACTATACGTTGATTCCTTTCTACAGGCTTTTCCACAGTTTTTAGTGGCATACCGATACGAAAATAATCTCGATCACTTAAGGATCCTCTGCCGAACCATACATCTAAAAAAGTGTTTGGTTTTGTAATATCAATTTCAATGATAGGGTTAGAATGAACTGTTCCTTTATTTAGGATATTAGCAACTAACCCACTAACGTCTTTTTTAAATTCAACGGTTTGCTCTTTTCCTAACTTATACGGCATTGGACATATTAGTGTAATAGTTGCTTGATGAATATTAGATTTTTCTAAAGTCTCCTCTACAGATTCCTTAATCCCGTAATACACAATATCCGGTTCGTCTGTGAAGGTAATTTTTACAGGTTCTTCTGTATCTAATAAACCATTCAATTCATCTATCCGTTTCCTTAGTTCAAAAAGAGAGACTCCCTTAAGAGAGAAATCTACTTCTAATACTCTCTTGGGAGTCCTTTTACTTAAAAAATATGAACCTGGGCGGTGAGGTACCGTTAACTCATTAATTTCGTCACTTAAAATTCCGCGACCTCTTATATCGTTAACCATAAAAAATCCTTTTTCGTATTTTTTCTCGAAATATTCTTCTAAATTAATCCCATTAAAAACTAACAATCTACCGCCCTCCTTTAAAATACATCTTTCCGTTTTTTCACAGCTTCTTGCTCTCCAGTAATATCATCAACGAACCTATTAAACTCTTGTCTACCAAGCTGTATATTAATATACGCGGGTTGTCTTTCACTAGCTGTAGAATTTGAAGCAGTTCCGGAATCCGCATTTCCTGAGCTTGCTTGTGGCTTAGCTGTCTGGTACGCACCAAGTCCTCTTGGCATTCCGTATACAGTCTCTACTTGTAAAGCTTCCGGTTTCATCCATTCAGTCATTTGTTCGGTTGTTCTTTGTACAGCGCCTTTCATTGCATCAATACCATTAATCCACCCTTTCATCATATTGACACCAATGAAATCCCTGAACCAACGACTCGGTGAGTGAATGGATAAAAGTCCTGAAATTTTATCTTTAATTCCATTTCCGATGTCCGTAATTTTGTCCCAAATAGCCCCAGCCATAGAGCTTATACCGTTTAAAAGCCCCTGCATCATATTTTTTCCTATGCTTCCTAAATCAATTCCGCTTAGGAATGACTTTACATTGCCAAAAATTTGAGTCACTGTGTTATAGATAGAATTTAGGATGTTAGATGTCGCTGACTTAGCAGCATTCCAAATTGAGGAAATGATGCTACCTGCTGCATTCATAACAGATGAAATAACCGAGCCTATCCCCGAGAAAATTGAGCTTACTAGAGAGCCTATCGCTGATAGAACACTAGAAAAAATAGATTTCACCAAATTTAGCCCACCAGTCACGACCGCGGAAATTAAATTTATTGCCCCTTGGATGATATTTCCGATTAATGACATCACACTCGACGTAATGCCTTTCACCGCGTTCCACGCCCCACTCCAATCTCCTTTTAAAACTGAAGTGAAAAGCTTTATTATGTTGGTGATTATCCCAATAGCAGAGGTTATTACGCCCATAATAGCGGGGAAAACCGCCTGGACAATCGACAAAATAAATTGAATCGCCGGGATCACTACGCCTTTTATTATTGTTGCTAGGCCTTCAAGTATCGCAGTTGCTACAGGAATCGCCGCTTGAATTATAGAAACTATTACCGGGAAAACCGCCTGGACTATTTGCAAAATTAAAGGAATAACTGTAGTCGCTATAATAGAGATTACTTGACCTAATAATTGAATAATCGGAATCGCAACGGAAATCGCAGCAGCTATAATCCCAGCTATTACTGGGAAGACCGCTTGTACCGCCTGAAGGATGATTGGAATCACTGACGTTGCTATGATTGATAGGATCTCTCCGAATCCTTGAATCAACA